GTGCCAACTAATGGTGAATACTTCACCGCCTAATGTATGAGAACTCGCACTGATTACGGCACCGAGATTAGAGGGTGTGGCGGGAGCTTTCCAGCAAATAATAGCTGGAAGCCCTTTACCTATCCCACTAATCAGAATGCTTCTTATCCAGGTTATTGGCGTTCGACTTATGTCAACACTTCTCGTGTTGTCACTTTGTTCGAGTTCGCCGATGATCTGAATAAGCGTAGTACTAGAAACTCGTGGAATCCTTTCCAACATTATAAAATGAAGGTAAGTTATCCTCCAGGTCCTAGTATTCCGACTTCACAGACATTGATATCTGGTCTTGCAGCCCCTTGGGGTTACAAGATCAATATACCTGCGTCTGCGTTGTCGATCAGTCCTACGTTCGGAGGGGACGCTAATCCATTATGGAATGTCGCCCCGATGTATTCGAAGCAGGGTGAGAACTATTCAATAGCTCCCATCTCTGGTTTGTCTAATCTGCAGAGTACAGCCCTAAAAGCCATGCTCCCAGGTATCAGACCACGCTTATATTCTTTAGCTGAATTATATCAGCTAAAGGATGTTAAGAGTGTCAAGAATACAGCTATCAAGGTAAACACGTTGCTTTCTGGTATTATGGGAAATCCCATATACAAAAAGTACGTGCCACAGCTTCTTCATCGTTTTCGATCGAAGATGCCTTTAGCCAAGATACTCCTAGTCCTTCCAGCCGACTTGTACCTCCAATGGAAGTTCAATGTCGCTCCGCTGTTAGGAGACATAGACGCCATAAAAGCGTCTAATGCAACCGTTGCTGACGATGTGCGTAAGCTCATCGATCAACAGAATACAAAGCAGATTCGCCATTTCTCTCGAAATGTCAAGTCTGCTGCTTATGCTCCGTCGACTGCGACGGACATGAACGCTCGTGGATACAGCCTCGAATCAGTTGGTCCTTACGGCACTTTTAAGCTTAAGAATTACGATTATCAATATCGTGCTTCTGGCGTTAGTGTCATTGGGTCCCAATCGACTCGGGTTACTGAATACACGGGTTGTACGTTTCATGCTCAAGTTGAATACTCCTACAACTTTGGTGATCTATCTGACAGCAATGTCAAATGGAAAGCCAAACTTGATAGTCTCGGAATCGGGATAAACCCGATTAAGGAACTATGGGAACTAGTCCCCTGGAGTTTCGTGGTTGACTGGGTTGTTGACGTAAGTCACTTCCTAGACAATCTCGAAAACAAGAACCTGAAACCGGTTACTGTCATACATAACTGGTGTTGGTCACAGAAAATCACACGCACGACGAAGATATACACGACGTTTAAGTCGAGTTATCCAGATCCTGAGTGGGCTTATAATGTGCCCGACGTCAACACACATCTAATCACCGAAGAAGCGTATAAACGCTCTACGGATGGTTATAATGTGCACACTGCCCTGACGGGCAGCGGGATAAACGAAAATGAGTTTATCCTGTCTAGTGCCCTCGCGATTACTCGCTTGGTACACTAAGTCACCGCTGATATACCGTTTTGTATATCAAACACAAGCATGTTACCAACAGCGCTAAATACAAACGAAGTTAAAAACTCAGCAGGAGTTGAACAAGAGTTCAGCCGCCTGTCTACATCTGATCGCCAATTGGTGTTCTGTCTTTCGACTGAACCACCAAATGCGCCCCATCGTCTCTCGATCTCACATAGTGAGACCGGGAACGGTGTTGCGCGGCGTCGTCGGTCCGTTGTCCGCGTTGACAAAACTGTCTTCGGGACTGTGGACGTGACGAAAGCAGAGAAAATCTCTGCTTATGTGGTAGTTGATCTTCCCGTTGGGAATCTCGCCACCACTGCCGAATTCGCTAACGTCATCGCGAACCTGAATTCGTTCCTCTCCACAACTGGAGTCGCAACGACGGTTCTCTTTGACGGTACTGGATCCGGCTCAGCTGCTCTTATTAACGGCACACTCTAATAGTGTGTACAAGGAGACTTTTGTCTCCCCTTTAACCGTATAATAAGCGAGTTCGTCTAACTAGGGAGTGTCTCTGTAGCTAACTCTTTCGGCCTTACGGCTTAGAGATATTAGTTCTTCAGGGATGCCTTAGTTAGATGTTTATCGTTTGTAACTGTGTAGTCACTAGTGCTGCATGCTCTAGCATAGGAAACCTTATGGTCCCTAATGATAGGCTAGATGAAGAAAAACTCCTCATCAATGCATTACTATGTGATGTTCAAACATTACACTGTGATGTATTCAACCAACGATCGTTCCGACTCACATACCGCAAGGTATGTGACCGGATTAATCGGGAAGGCTTGAGTTTTCTTACGAAAACTCTCCCTCGTTTGGGCAAAGCTCTTGACAGAGCTTTGACCGGAGAAGTACCAATGAACTCTACTAAGTATGCCTTTAAAAGCATACCTAATAGTCAGTTACCCATGTTTATGGGTGAACTGTTTCAGTGCATCTTCTCACACAACGGGTGGTTGCTTCCAACTCCCAGTGTTCATTGCATCAAGACTCTACGCATGATCCTGTTTTACTTTTACAAGTACGACAAGGTCAAGTATAGTCCCAAACAAGAACAGAAGGTCATCGCTCAGTTTTTACAAACTGAGGCTGACATTCAAACATATGACCAAATATTCAAAGAGGCAGCTAATTGCTTTGAAGCGGACTCTTGTCCGTCTCACTGTAAAAACGCTTGCCCTCAGAATACCGATCATAATACGTGCAATTCTCGCCAAATTACCAAAAGATTAGTATCTTTAGGTATATCTAACGAGGGTGTACGTGTTATTCGCCGTGCAAGGAAACTCTTAAACCAGTTATTCTTGCATTTTGACCCTATGGCTATTCACCCGAAGCACGGCCCGGGAGCTGTCTCTACTAAAGAGAAGCTCTGGGGTAAGTACTTCTGGCGCAATATCCCTCAACGCATTGCATCTGTTTACCCAATTGATGCGTATTATTACGCTTCGTTTGGACATATATGCGATTCGATTCGTGAAATAAACGAACTAGGTTCCGAGGAATCTAATGCACGAGTTATACTCGTGCCTAAAGATTCGCGCGGACCGAGACTTATCTCTTGCGAACCATTGGAATTCCAATGGATTCAACAAGGATTAGGCTCGGCCATCGTCCGTCATGTTGAACATCATCCTCTCACGAGGTATAATGTTCATTTCACAGATCAACGACCAAATCAGTGTGGGGCCCTATTGGGCTCAAGCACTGGTCGTTATGCTACCCTTGACCTCAAAGAGGCCAGTGATAGAGTAACCGTTGGTCTTGTTCGCCTGCTGTTTCCAAGTAAGGTTTTACCATACTTGTTGGCATGCAGGTCCTTGGGTACAACCCTGCCTGATGGAAGTATCTTAAAACTCAATAAGTTCGCGCCAATGGGGTCAGCATTATGCTTTCCTACATTAGCGTTAACTATTTGGGCGATACTTACCAGCGGACAGGATTATGATGCAGATACCCGAGAGGGTATCTTAGTGTATGGAGATGATGTGATTCTACCAACGGCAATCGCCGCGAACAGTATCAAACTTCTCGAGTCATGTGGTTTACAAGTAAACCGTGACAAGAGTTGCATCACTGGACTCTTTAGAGAGTCCTGTGGCGTTGATGCTTATAATGGCACCGACGTCACTCCCCTGCGTTTACGCAAGGTGTGGTCATCTACTCCCAGCCCTGAGTCCTTTCCTTCGTACGTTGCACATTGCAACGCATTATGGAAAAGGAAGTACTATCATACATATAAGCATCTATCCAATAAACTGTTTTCAGTTTATGGACATATGCCCCAGAGTGATATACATATTGGATGTAATCACTCATTGCCTGAAGTACCTACTAAGTGGCAATTGAACAGAAAGAGATACAATTCAAACTTGCAAAAGTTAGAATGGTACACTCTCGATGTTCAATGCAAACAGTTAAAGAAGAGTATCAATGGTTGGTCTATGTTGCTTCGGTATTTCGCCGAAGCTTCAGAAACCTGTCCATTGACCGATTCTTTGTTAGTTCAACGCTCCAAGGACCAAATGGTTACTTGGAATCGTCCACAAGGCTTCCCCCCTTCTTATGAAGGGGAACAGCCTTTCTCAGTCAGCTCATACACGGAACGCAGTCGGATGAAAATCCGACGACGTTGGCGATGAGGTATAGTTGAGTATTAATAACAATTAAT